ATCCGGTCGATAAGACCACCACAGACTTTGTCTGGAACTACAGCAAGGGCAACCTGCGGCAGGCCATGAAGGTCATGCATATGCTGGAAACCCGCACTGACAAAGAAACCCCCTTATCTGAGCTGGTGCTGAGGGAGGCCTTATGACACAGCAAGATCTGGTACGCCGCTTCATGCTCCAGTTCCGACGTCCCTTCAACCAGAAACTGGTCTGCGAGATGACGGACGCTCCCCTAGATATCGTCAACGAGGTGATGCGCACGATGCTTGCCGAAGGCAACATCAAGTGTATCTGCAAAGATCAAGAGATCTATGTCTATGCCCATCGCTACGACTTCAAGCTGGTTAATACGCACTCGCAGAAGTTGGACTTCAGTAAGATGGAGTGTAGTAAACTGCTTAAGGTGATCGCCAGCCAGAAGATACGCAGCATCCGTCAACTGGCTGATATCTATGGACGTAGCAGGCAGTGGATATACCTCTATCTGGAAGCGATGGCCTCGGTTAAGGTGATCGGCATCGATCAGAGCGGATACTGCGTATTAGAACCCCAGAAAATCCCCATGGTGGGATCGATTGTGATCAAGGGCATCCTGGGTGAACTGCGTAGCAAGGCCGGGATGCCACCCAAGCCAAGAGCGCCTTACCAAACTAAGAAGCGCACGGATCAACAATCACAGCAAGCACTGTAAGATCAGCCAATCGGGGGCATTCTATGGATAAGGAACTGAGAGAACGAAAACTACGCCAAGAGATACATGGCCTGCGGGTCAAGAAGTTCCACTGGCCGATGGACGCCTTCAAGTTCATCATGAATGGTATGGGCTATGGCGATTCGCTCAGAGCCCTATCCGAAGATAAGCTGCTCGAGTTCAAAGCCATTATGTTGAAGTACCGCAGACATGGCAGACCCCTCGAATACAACTACGATAAACAGGGCAAGTACATGCATGCACTGATGAAGCAAGCCGGCTGGACCGAGTCCCAGCTGCGGGCATTCACGATCAGTCACTATTCCAAAAGCCACTGGAACCTGCTCAACAAGAAGGAGCGCAGAGCGGTTATCGCTATGTTCCAGTCCTACATCAAGAAACAAGAGATCAATCAATCACCAAATAAACAAAGCGATCCTAAGGAGGATTCAAATGAGTAAAGCGAGCAAGCCAGTCAAAGAACGCACCTTAACCGATGCTCAAGGTAGGGAAATCCCTGTGAAGGTGCTGCACACCGAAATAGTGGAAAAGGACGCCGCAGTCAAGAAAGCGATGGACTGCGCCATCAAACTGCAAGAACGTATTCTATCCGACAAACAGAAAATGATCCAGATCATCGAGAACTATCTGAACGACGCTGCTCGCAGAAATGGCCTCGAATGGAAGGGCAATGCCCTGCTCATCAGCTTCGATGAGAAGTATCGCATCGAGATGCGTTTCAGGGAGAAGATTCAGTTTGGCATTGAGCTGCAACTCGCCAAGCAGAAGATAGACGAGTGCATCAAAGCCTGGTCTGCCGACTCCAGTGACAATCTCAAGGCTATCATCAACGAAGCATTCCAAGTAGATAAGCGAGGGCAATTAGCACGTTACCGTATCTTCGCTCTCCGCAGATACAAGATCAAAGATCCAGTCTGGAAGGAAGCGATGGAGCTGATCGATAAAGCCATCCTGGTCACTTCCACCAAGCAGTACATCTCTTTCGCAGTAAGAGACGAAGCCGGTAACTACAACCGAATCGTGCTGAACTTCAGTGCCCTGTAGATACTGTCTCATGGTAGCCCATCCTGATTTGATCAAAGCAAGGGAGATTGAAACATGGCATCCATAGAAACGATAACAGCAGAGGAGCCAATGAAAGTATTCGACGTCAATCGCAATTACCGACCGGACGAAGTAGCCACCGCTCTCCGAGTGAGCAGGAAAACCGTCTATCGTTGGATTAGAGACATTGCCAACCCTCTGCGAGCATTTCGCACAACTGAAAACGGACAGCTGCGCTGCTCCGGAAAAGACCTTAACCAATATGTCCTCAAGAACCAGGTCAAACCCGAGTATGAGTAACTCCATTGAGTTCCGCATCAAGCGGGATAACTGCAAAGAAGCCTATCTGAACGGCAAAACCGAACCCACTGAGTTGGCGGTGATCTTCGGAGTATCCGATATCACCGTCCGCAAGTGGATCAAGTCAGGTAAGTGGGACGAGATGTTCAAGGAAGAGCGTAAGCTTGACCATGAGATCAACTTGGCTCGCAAGAAGGCTCTCATCCAAGCACTACGTGAGTATGCCAAGAATCCTGCCGATACCGCTCTGCAGAGCCTGGTCTCACTCATCAAGCAGAATCAGAAGGACGCGGTGCCATCAAAGGAGCTCAATGACTACATTGTTCGTTTCCTTGATCAGGTGACCGACTTCATGATTGAAAGAGGTCACGAGACCCAGCTTAAGCAGTTCCAAAGCATCGTGATAGACCTGGCCGAGTACTTGAGGATCAGAAATGGATAGATTTACAGCCACGGACATGGTTGCCTCCAAACACACCTACATACCCATCCTGCCTACCCTCCAACGAGTGGAGCTGCTTCCTCCTGCTCCACGACATCCTGCCTGCCTGACAGCGGAGCCGATCCCCTCGGCTCCGCTGATCCTTCCGGAAACTCGGGGTCCCCAACCAACAGCTTGCTGGGGGTTGGGGTGATACCCGGTTATGCCTAAGAAGTTCATTCAGCGGCATAACAAAGCTCTGACGGAGATCGCATCCAAAACGATCTCCGTCTTGCCTTTTATAGACGATAATCCTGAAGCCAAGACCGAAAGAATCAGGAGAACAACAGCCGAGGGATGGGATGCCTTCTCGTTCTTCTGTCATACCTATTTCCCGCATATCTTCCCCCTACCTTTTTGCCCAGCGCATGAGACTATGTTCGATGAGACTGATAAGGGCTCAGGCATTATTGGAATCACAGGTTTTCGTGGGCTGGGCAAAACGGTACTCATGGGAGTGGTCTATCCGATCTGGATGATCATCAAAGGTGAACGCTACGTGATCCATACAGCCGCAGACATAGATCTCGCACAGGAGCGGACCGCTTTCACTCTGCATGAGCTGCAGAACAATAAGCGGCTTACCATCGACTATCCCGAACTGCAGCCAGTGGATGCCTTTGACCTGGACTTCTATCTCAAGAACAAAGCCAGGATCAGAGCTCGATCTATCAAGCAGTCTCATCGTGGTACTATCAATCCCAAGACTGCCAAGCGTCCCGGGCTGATAGTCTGTGATGATATCGATAAAGAAGAGAACATGGGTAACCAGTCCATTGGTAAGAGACGCATGGAGAAGATCACCCAGGAGCTTGCCGGAGCCCTGGCACCTGAGGGTGGCGGCAAGATCGTCTGGCTCGGTAACCTAGTACATCCCAATTACTCCATCTGCCAGTTTCAGGATCTCATATTAGGCGATTTACGAGCAGATAATCCAGAATTAGACGTTACCTACCAGATCGCATTAAAGACTCACCAAAAGGCGATATTGCGCTTCTCTCTTGAAGATATACAGGGCAAGTCCATCTGGGAGGAGCAATACCCCACAGCCACTCTACCAAACCTGCGAGCCAAGTTCGGGCTGACAGGTTATCAAAGAGAGATGCTCGGTCAGCCGGTTATCGAAGGGAACATCTTTAAGAACCACTGGTTCTCCAAGTACCGGATCTTGCCGGAGCCCAGTAAAATGAAGCGGGTCTGGCTTTATGCCGATCCTGCCTGGGGTGAGAAGGGCTGTTTCAAAGCTGTCATCTCCATAGGCTATGATGGCAATCGTTTCTATGTGATCCACGTCTGGATACGTCAGACTGAGAACACCAAGTTCTTCAGATACTACTATGATGCCTATCAGGAATTGGATAGAATCTATAGAGTGAAAGCCAGGGCAGCCTGTGAAACCAACTACGGACAGGCACGTATCCTGGCTGACTTCGATAGATGGGCACAAGACAACCACCTGCCACCGATATCGCACAGAATCAAGCGCATAGATAACAAGGATAACAAGAACCTCCGCATCGAGAGAACCGAAACTATCATAGAGACGGCCAAGGTACTCTTTCCGGAGGGGCAGGATACACCAACCCTGATCAGTCAGTTCCTCACCTATCCTGATGGCTATATCGATGGCTGTGATGCTCTGGCAGGATGTCTGGAACGCTTCTCCGAATACGATATCGGCAAGAATAGAGTCAAAGTCCGGAGGTTCAGTTTCTGATGAATTACTATGATCGGCTCATGCTGGATTACTACCGCGTACTGAATAATGCCTGGAAAACCGAGATCAGAGACGCTACCCGGCTTGCCATCCAGATGCTGAGTGACATGCCCCGAGCCGAGAAGCTCAACAAGGACTCCATAGATAAGCTTATGGTCATTATTAATACCCAGTTGGGAGATGACTTCGCAGCACTGATCAATGAGCCTACTAAGGCGATAATAGACCGCTGTGTGCGGCTCGGACTGAGAGACACCCAAGTGCAAGCTCCGACCAAGACATCAATCGGGCTCTGGGGCATAGAAGATCAGCACTTATCATCCACTATCCAGAAGCAGCAGTTGTTCTGGATCGGAAACCACTTCGAAGCCGATATCAGACAGAGCTTTGCCGACACACTATCTAAAGCCATCGAGCAAGGTTATACCAAAGAGATGCTTGCCGATACCCTCAAAGATCAGTTCAATGACCTGGCAAACAGATCATCCCATTACTGGCAAGGACTGGCAGAGCATACAGCACTGAGAATCAGAGAGTTCGGAAGGTTGCAAGGCTACAAGAAAGCCAAAGCCAGATACTACAAACTTGTGGTGATCCTGGATGACCGCACCAGTGACATCTGCCGGGCTCTGGCAGCCCAAGATCAAATATATCCTCTAAACGATGCCCTGGAAGTGATGGACAATCTGATGGCTCTGGATACCAAGTCCAGCAGCCTGGATGATGCCAGAGAGTACATCAAGGCTCTTGCACCCTGGATCAAGGACGATCAGATCGAATACGACTCAGAGATGAACCCAGTTGGTGTATCCGGACCGCATACTCCGTTCCCACCGTTTCATTGGAAGTGTAGGACAACAACTCTGATAATGTAAGTCCGTTTGATATCAGTAGTGGTGTTACGAAAACTTAATCCGTTTTATCTCACATATTAGAGACTTGGAGTCTGTCATTTTGCTGTAAGGAAGCTTTGTTAAAATGGTATTCAGTGCTTGATGGAAGTACATATAGCTGTAACTGATTATATTCTTATCATACTGAACGTCAATTTCTCCATGTGCTACGGCTGATCTAACCCGATAAATGTCACGAAATCTATCGCAAATCTCTATTCTGCTATCGTAATCATTACCTAGCATAAAAGCCAAAACCTCTGAGTAGTTCGATGTTAGTGAACGAGATCTGCCTTCGGAATGAGGTGCTTTTATGAGAGCTTCAATAGCAGTACAAAGATAAAAAATCCGTCTTTCTACTCTCTCTTCGATTACTGCATTGCGGTACAATGAAAGGCATTTTATGATTCTGTTTTCAATTTCTGTTAGGCTATTTCTGGACACTATGGACAGCAATCTTGTATTATGAGATTCCCAATTGGTAACTTCTATACTGTTTATTTCATAGGGAGTTGATATATATTTCATTATGTCAAAGTTGCCATCTTTACTCAATATTCCATCGCTGAGAGCGCATAGAGGATTATATCGAATCTTGTTACTGCTAAAAACTGAAGGCCTGTGCAAGTAGTTTTTCTTTTGCGCAACATATAGTAAGAACAATGATAGCTTGTTAAGCTTATCTTCTCCCAATTGATACGCTCTATACAAACAACGAGCCGGGACATTACAGGCGACTATGTATTCCGAACCGAGCCTCTTCAATGCATGGTCTATGTGATCTGGCGGAAAAAGCTTATACTTGTTTCGATAATAACTGCCAGCCTCATCTCTTTTTAGAACCATGAAATCGTGAAACCCAAATGGTGTAGACTCGACCTGGATGCCATCGATCTCGGCTACTATATCAAAATCCGCCAACGGAGCTGCCCTCAGTGTATCCAAGTAGTATTCCAAATCTACTCTTGAGCATTTTCTGTTTTCAATCCATAGTTTCGGAATGACATCTCTCAGCTTTTCATATACAAATCTCTCGGAAATCGAAAACCACAGATCTGAGTCAATTTCTTTAATCAACAATAACAGGACATGCAGTTGAGCTTTACTTGCTTGGTCAAATCTTATGTAGTAGTCAAGGTTAGTAAACAGCTCTAGGACGATATCCTCAGTCCTTTCACCTTGAAGTCTGTTTGACGTATCAAATATAAAGTTAATACATCCGACTGCCTTTTCTAAGTTCTTCTTGCTGTTGTTTCCCAAGATACCTCCTATCGGCAACAAATGATGCTTGTACTATTTGCTGCTCAGATCAAATGCTTGTTCTGGATACTACTGAGCATTTTAATCATCATTTATAACACTACCCTCTCTATGTCTATATCCAATCACTTTGCTATGCATTACTCAGTCTGATATCTTTGGGGGATAAGTTTTATTACTCCAAGGGAGCGGCCTAGAATGGGATAATGCCCTTTCGATTACTTCCGATAGTGTATTTCTACTATCAAGTTGCCATATACACTCAAGATACCTCGAAAAGGACATCCGTCTTCCTTCGAATCTTGGCATAGGGTAATTTAAATCTTCTTGTAGGGATATCCACATAATTGAATGAAAAAGCTCTTCAAAAGTAAGCTCGAATCTGTTCCCGTCCTTGTTGTAAGTCTTGCTCAGTCTTCGATGTGTTTCATCTGCTTCAGAAATTAGATCGTTAGATATCAAGGAAGGTTCATAATCGCTTCTAACTTCAATAGTTTTCCTACTAGTCCCATTTGTATATAGATCTATTAGGATACCAGGTAATACTTGTTTAAGCGATGGGTCTTTTTTGCACTTGTTTGTGATGTCTACGATGACATTAACGTGAGAGAGAGTAGTTTGGAAATTGCCTTTCCGTTGCAACAATAAATCTACACGATAATCATAAGTATATCCTCCAAATCGATTTGGAGCCGATTTATACCCAGGAAAGATGATAAGTATTGAAGAGTTGTTTGTCAGAGTCTCTATGACATGTGATTGTGTATGTTTTTCACCATTTTCAGCCCGTTTCACATGATCAAATTTATTAAACAAAGCGATGATTCTTGATTTTGCCTCATTGTACCTCATAAGCCTCTCCTCTAAAACGGTTTATTGTTAATCTTAAATATTCCTCGTTGTCATCTATGCCTATGTATCTTCTTTTCAACTTTATTGCTGCTATGCCTGTAGTTCCACTGCCATTAAATGGATCTAAAACCAAATCATCCTCTTTTGAGGAAGCAAGTATAATCCTTTCGAGAAGCGCTAGAGGTTTCTGCGTAGGGTGCTTCCCCCATTCTTTTTCACATTTTGATGGCGGTAAGATAGCCCATACACTCCGCATTTGTTTCCCAGGCGCTTTCAACCTATCAGAGTCCCAATCCCCGTTTTTCATTAACTCGTAGTTAAAGTACTGCTTAGATGTTGTTTCTTTTGCTGCCCAGATTAGGGTTTCATGTGATGCCGTAAAACACTTTCTTGATAAATTTGGTGCTGCATTAGGCTTATACCAGCAAATATCGTTAATTATTCTAAAGCCTTGATGTTGTAGCTCGGAACCACAAAGATATATCGAGTGGTAAGTTCCACTGATCCAAATTGCGCCTCCTGGCTTTAATACTCGTCTACATTCATGTATCCATTTGCGGTGGAATTGGGTTCGATTCTCGATACTTCCAATCTCGTCCCAGTCTCCTTTTTTCACGCTTACCATTTTCCCATTTTGGCATGTAATAGTGCCATCAGATAAGAAATACGGTGGATCAGCGAAGATAAGATCAACTGAAGCACTGTCAATTTCTTGTAATAGTGATAGACAATCACCTAAGTAAAGAGAAAGATTCTCTGAAATGAAAAATGGCTCTATCACAGCTTATTCTCTATAATATCCCTAAGTACCCCATCATAGACCATTTTAATATTCAGTATGTAATCTAGTTTATCAAAAGCCTCTCTTAGAGGTTTTTGGGTTGAGTTCCACCCAAATCCATCTGTTATCCAGAGGAAGCGGTAGTTATGGTTTTTCCAAAAATCAAATACTCCCTTATACTCACCGGCAGTGGCTTTTAACTTAGAGCCGACACCACTGTAGTAATTAACTTCTATAAGGTACAGCAAATCATCTCTTTTTATTATAAAATCTATCTCTCTGTCTGCTTTATCAACAGCTAGATCTATTCCCCACTCCCGTCTGACTTTTGCTGAAGAGGCGTATGCCAAATACTTTGCATCTATGCTGTTACATAGGTGGTTAATATGGAACTCCATCATATTTTCCATAGCAGTACCAGATCTGTTTTTTCTGCCATTAGATCCTAATCCAACTTCTATACCGAAAACGTAGTCAACGAGGTTCTTGATCTTGTTTCCCTTGAGTAAATTTAGTATCCCAGAGCCCCTTGCAAACTCAACTGCTTGTTCCACACTCATTGAGCGGAAATCAAATTCTGCATAACTGACATCCTTATCATCGAACTCAGTCATGATAGTGAACTTTGAATCACGACATGCGACTAAAATCGGTAATACAGTTCTAACATTTGGGTACTCAATAATCAGCTGAGCAAACTCATCCTCAATGTTATCCTTCCCAAGAAGGTAGTTCAGTAAATTCAAATTCACTTCAATTGTGCGTACGTTATTGTCTGCTTTCTTCCAGTCAACAAGGTAAGACCAGTTATTTACTGTAGGAGCTAAATGCTGAATTAGGTATATAAAAACAGCATCTGCGTTTTGTAGTCCAAGTTTCTGATAAATATGTAGTTGTTTCACTATCCCCTCCAGTTAACAGATTGGAAAATGGAAAAAAGATCATTAGTGTCTTCGCGTAGTATCCTTAACATACCTTGGAAAAGAACACCATCAGGATAATTAGTCTTTTCTTGATACATTAACATTGTGGCCAAAAAAAACAGAAATCTGATGGAGTAGAAACCGTAATTGAGAATGCTGCCAAACTTGCTTTCATCAATACTTTGTTGGTATAGATTCGGGATACTACTGAGTTGGGTTAGCCTATCCGAATCATCTTGGAATGGCTGTATAGTATTCTCCCAGATATTCAATAAAGCCTCTACAAACAGCTTTGTTTGTGTTTTATCTTCGAATCTTTTAACTAGCACATCAACAAGCCAATGGTTATGGCTTGGAGTCCTAATGTATGACCAGTCATCCGGATTGGAATTGTAGTCGATAACTTGTCTGTACTTAACAATAATATCCAGAGGACTCTGTGGCTTTTTACCCTGATATGCACACAAAAGGAATCTATTGTCTATGTTGTGTATGATAAGTGGGAAAATAGTATTGCCCGAAATACCGAAGTGGTTTTGTGACAAAAGGGGGGTGTTACTGAGAAGTTGGGGGTTGATTATCATTTAACCTACTAGAAATTAGTTATTAGAAGCTCCGTTATGCTTCCTCTTTTACTTGCATTGGAGTTTATCATTCTTTTTGCATTTATTCTATTAATCGTATAATTTGCATACAAATCGTCAAAGAAATTGTCACAAGGATCAGTCACTTTGGGGTCTGAGTTCGATAGCACTTGGTATGCACCACAGCTATTCATTCTTGCATAAAAATCAGCTAAACGAATTTGATCTTCATCGGTGAAACCATCCTTGGAATATGAGTTAAAACTCGAAGTCTGACTTAATGGCCGATATGGGGGATCATAATAAATGAACGTTTCTGATGTAACATACTCTCCTATCACTGAGAACTCACCTAGCAGTATTGTTGTGCCTTGCAAAGCTCTATTTGCTGCTTTGAGTATATCAGCTTGGCTAATCGGAGGCTTTTTATAACTACCTTGTGGAACGTTAAAATGCCCATTACTATTCTGCCTGAACAAACCATTGAAACATGTCTTGTTCAAAAAAATCATATCTGCAGCATGTTCAATCCACTTAGACGAAAATTCGTGTGGGTTGAGTTCATGTTTTCTGTTGTTAAAGCGCTCTCTCACTGAATAATACATCGATGATCTATCATTGCCTTCTGCCTTATGGTATTCTGTCTCCATTAGTAATAGTTTCTGGATCAAAATATCTACGTCTTTTTGGACTACGAGATAAGTGAGAATCAGATCTGGGTTGATATCCGCAATGTATGATTTCCCAATTTCATACGCAGATTGAAGATAGAAATATAACGCTCCCCCACCTATGAAAGGTTCAATATATACAGGTATCTTCCTAGATATTTTGTACTTAGTGGGTAGTATGTGTTCAATCTCTTGTATCAATTGACTTTTACCACCAGCCCATTTAAGAAATGGTTTTGCAGCTGCATCGAATATTTCCATCTGCGAATTTCTAATTCTCGAGGTCATTCTTTCTCCGTTCCATGTTGCTTCTTTGTTCCACTCACGGGTTGTGCCGGATGAAGTCAAGGCAAACGTCGAATTGTCGCATTTATTTCGCATACTTTATTCTAAGAGTGCTAGAAGGATCATAGCCTAGAGTTCGAAGGATATATTCACAATGAGATAACACTGCGCCTGAAGATAGATTCCCCTGTGCATAATAGCCATCGCTGAGCTTAAGAGCATGCTTGAAAAGATTCTTGTCTTTAGTCACGTTATAAGGGTGAGGTATATTTAAGGAAGCTATTCTGTCAATCAGGTTTCCATATACTATCTTCTTGATGTCAATCCAGTTACTTGCCTTGTGCCATTTATCAATGACCCATACACTTTCTGGTTTCTTCTTTGAAGTCTTACTTTTGCTCTCCTTCATCATTTCAGGATAGACAGGTCTAATGTCACGATCCCAGTAGAACTCAATATCTTTCAAAGAAATCTGTTCACTTTTATCTGCGAGGAATATCTGCGTTATTTCATATTGGTTATTTTTCGGATAATTCTCGGCAATCTCCTTATAATGGGATTTTCCATATTGAACTGAACTGCATAACCTGATTTTCTGTAGTTCAATCTTTGCTTTAGAAAGTGCTTTATCCGGAAACATCTCTCTTAGAAGATACGTACGAAAGCCCTGAATAATCTTCTTTTGAGAAGAATCTAGGAGGTTAATCGTTAAAAAATGCTTCTGCGATAATTCACCCCTACCATAAGTATAGTCGAAGAATAACCAGAACTGACCATCAGTAAGTATCGTAATCGATGCCGTTTTTGGCGCATTATAATCATCAAGTTGCTTCATCCATTTGTCAATGTTCTGTTTTGATAGAGTTCCCAATTTTTTTATCTCAATATAAACATTAGGTATGGGGTTTTCTATCTCACTGCTGAAGAGAACGATATCAATTCTCGACTTTTTCCCATCTTTGTTAACCGGATACTCAGGATAAAAGATCCTAGGATTCCATACATTCCAACCTAAGCACAAGCATAATCTGGCAATAAGTGATAATCGTACCTGTTCCTCATTATTATATGCTTTCTTAAGCAGTAGTTCCTGTATACAAGATAGGGTCACATGGATATCTTCAGACATTCTCATCCTCTTAAAACTGGCTTTTTGCAACTATATTTCACATACTTAATATGTCAATCACAAAATCTGTCTCATCCTTGCCCATCTGTATTTGTCGCCATACAGGGTCGTGCTTTCCTGGCTCCGGAACAATGATCACATCTGGAACAAGGAGATAGCATGACAGAAGGGTTGATGAACCGAATCAAAGCTCAGTTAGTTAGACATGAGGGTTTACGGCTAAAGCCATACCGTTGCACAGCAGGTAAGCTGACTATCGGTATCGGCCGAAATCTCGATGACCGGGGAATCTCCCAGAAAGAAGCCTATGCCATGCTGGAGCGAGATATCCTGGACTCCGAGCAGCAATTGCTTGATGAGATACCGGATATATATAATGGACTCGATGAGGCGCGTCAGTCGGTGCTGCTGAATATGTGCTTCAACCTTGGATTGAAGGGGCTCCTGGAGTTCAAGAATACCCTTGCATTTATCGGTGCCAGAGACTGGGAACGAGCCGCCAATGGCATGCTGGCCTCCAAGTGGGCGAAGCAGGTCGGGATGAGAGCGATTGAGCTCTCTGAGATGATGAGGAAGGGTAAGTGATAGCTATACCAGTCGAGACCGACGTAATGCTCGCCATCCTCAATCTGCCCAAAGAGATGGCTAACAATGGCATCTTCAAGGAGCATCAGGGCCTGGTAATGGAGATGATCCACTCACTGGTTCTGCAGGAGCACTATGATCGTGCAACTCACGATGACCTGCCGGAAGAGGAGCCTCTTCTCGTTTCTTTTCGTTTTGGGTTTTCGTTTCTGATGCTTTACTCCACTGCCGAGTTTCTTAATTTGAAGACCCTGGGCGAGGGCATAGTCAAGACCGTAGGTTTAGACCAATCTGCCACCGAACTGCTCACAGGCAGCGAAATTGACGCCTTCAAAGCCAATCTTGAGCTAAGAGCACTTACGATCCTGCAAGCTTATCTCAATCCAACAGGTCTGGATCGACTGAATGAACTCAAGCCCAGACAGCCTCGTCCTATTCGAGTGGGAGTGATCTGATGCCGGATAGCTATACCACTCCGGATGAACTCATGCGGGAGATCTACCTGGCTATCTATGCTGCCTTGGAAAGCCGTCTGCATTTGATAGGTTCGGTGATCGATGCTGAGTCCCGCAAGGAGATACTGGCACAGCAGATTTATGATAAAGGCGACTTCTATGGCAATACGGGTTATTTGGTCGAGACCAGTCCTGATGCCATGATCCTGAGAGTAGGCTCCAATGTCAAACACGAGCCTTTCGTTTTGGGCGGTAAAGTGCCTTCCTGGACTCCGATCGCTCCACTTATAGCTTGGGTCGAACGCAAGCACCTGTCTTGGACTGATAAAGAGACAGGTAAAGCTCTGACTGTAGCCGAGATCGCCTATCTCATTAGGGGCAAGATCAAGCGGGAAGGCATTGCTGCCCGTAACGTATTCGCTTCTGTAATCGCTAACCGGGAGCAGTGGATATACCAACAATTGAACGATATCGAGGTGAGCCTGTGACCGCTCTTGAGAAGTACCAAGCAGAACGCAGCCGCATCTCCGAAGCTCTTAATCTTGCTGGAGTGGCTGAGACCCTATACAACAAGGACAACATCCCCAAGAACCTGCCTTGCGCCATCCTGATCCTCGATTCCGAGACAGGTAAGCATGGCACCTCCCGGCAGTATGTGGATACCGATATCGCCTGGACAGTGTTCCTGATTGTCAACGCTCAGAATGTTGATGATCCTGATTCCGACTTGTATCAACTCAAGGAGAAGTTCCGCTCTTTCTATCTCAAGCTGATGAACCGGGACCTGCCTAGTGTGGAATACTATACGAGCCGTATCGATGGCACTCGTCTTGTACGTATCGCCAAGATCGACCTACTCAAAGCTGGAACAGGAGCATCTTCATGAAGGTAATGCGACTGGGTGGATATAACCTGGCGATCAGTTCGGCTTCAGATCTCCTGGATACAAAGTATAAGCCTGAGCCGATTGACTTATCCAAGTGCAGCCGGGTCGGTAAGCAACTGATCTCTAAGGCTGCAGAAACTAAGAAGGTAGTGTCTCAGCCCTACTCCATGAGCAATCTGCTCAATCTCCTGGATACCGATGAGTACCACTCTGGTTGTGTGGATGCTTTGTCTATGGCAACTGTGATGGAGTTCGACTGCAAGAACAGCCAGGTCAAGTCCTGGATGGAGACAGCCGAGTTCCCTGCCTGTGAAGACCAGACTACTATCCTGGCAGAGATGATCAAGTTCTATCTCGCCTGCGGTAACGGCTTCCTAATCAAGATGCGTAACGCTCAGGGTCAGTGGATGGGACTGGAGAGGATGCTACCCAGTGAAGTGCAGATCGTAGAGAACTATGACGAGTTCGGCTTCTTTCGACCTAACTACATCCAAGTGAAGAACAACCAGAAGAAGGACTTCGCCTATGCCGATATCATCCATATCAAGAAGAGTACTCACAAGAGCAATGCATGGGGACTGGCCTGCCTGCCCATTGCCATCAATATAGAGATCTTGGGCGAGATCAAGACCTTCGACTATAACAACTTCAAGAATGGCCTGATGATCGACTACTTCGTGATTGTGGAAGGTGGCACTCTACGTGATGGCACAGTCACCGATGAGCAGGGCAACGAAGTTCTTACCGATGCCTATACCGAGATTGAGAAAGCCTTAACCGAGGTCAAAGGTAATGCCAAGAGCCACTCCACAGTGCTCATCGAGAGTGAGAGCCGGGACGTGAAGATACGTCTCGAACCACTCAGACAGCAAGACCGGGAAGGCGGTTTCTTAGGACTCAAGAAAGACCTCAGGGAAGGTATCCTCGCCTATCACAGAGTCCCTGCCAGGATTGTCTCACAGCTTATCCCAGGGCAGCTTGGTGGTGATAACAGTAGCGATATGCGGATGTTCTACCAGTTCGTGGTCAGACCGCTGCAGAATCGCCTCGCATTGGCTCTGGCAAACGAGTTCAACTTCGACTTCGGCTGGAGTGTGAAGCCGGATGACTTCAACTTCGGCAATCTGACCGAAGTGCTGCAGACTGCTGATGAACAGCTCTTCATGCAGAACAGGAACCTGTAGGCTTCAGAGCGCAATAACTATGCACAACTACATAACTGACAATCAACAACAAGGAGGTAGCGTGAATCGTAAACGCACCATTCTCAAGGGAGAACTCCGCAACGTGGAAGTCGAGTTAGTCTCGCTTCTATTCGATGATATGACTCCCGCCAATCAGAAGGGCTTTGTGGTCAAGAATGCCTCGGGCAGAAGCTTTGAACACAAGATCAACTCCACTAAGTTCAAGAGTGAAACGAGTGGCACTCAGGGACGGCTTTACGTCACTCTAATGGAACCCAATATCCACGATTCCCAGGGTGACTATTACACCCGGGAAGAGATTCAGAAGTCCTGTGACCACTTTGCCAAGCATGGACTTGTCGGTAAGTGTGACGTCAATCACAACATGCAGCCGGTGCCAGAGTTCACCGTGGTCGAGAACTACATCCTCAAGACCAGTGACAGAGAGCATTTCCCCGATGCTAAAGTCGGCTCTTGGGTGCAAGTTCTCAAGTGTGAAGATCTCAACTCCGATCTCTGGCAGAAGGTCGAGAAAGGCGAGTTCAATGGTGTCTCGATCTACGGACGGGCCGATGACTACCGCAGTGCGGAAGCCAGTCTTGCCGAGATCAAGAACGAACTCAATAGCCTGCGTAAGGTAGCGGAGCACAACAACAACTCCGAACTGCAGAAGGGCATCACAGCCATCACTGAGAAGATCAGTGAACTGGAGAAGGGTAACCCCAACCTCCAGCTTGGTGATGCCATCCACAGCATCGAGAAGAGCCTCAAAGACCTCTCTGTCACCATGAGCAGAGCCATCTCCAAGTCCATACCCGGTGAGCCTGATGCTAACCAGTCCAATGTGGACAAAGAGGTTACCATCGATGGCAACAAGATCATGGTCAAGGCTGCACATCGTGAGATCTACAAAGGCATCTCTGATGTGGACTCCGGTAAGGCTATGAACATCCTGACCGCCAACACCACTTCTCTGTTCATCGATGAGGTGATCGGAAGCCAACCCGGAGATACCCTCTCCGATATCTCGGTCATTCCCCTCCTCAAAGACGAGAAGATCGACGTCGGCCTGATCGATGACCTGGTCTTCAAGAACAGCCTCGATGGCGCTCTGACGGCTCAGACCGTAGCCACTGCTGACCTCTCCGTCCCCACCGGGATACTCAATGCTGAGTTCACTCTGGGACGTGACGTGGTCGAGTTCTACAAGGACAAGTATGGCGAAGATGCCTTCGGTGCCTACGTAGAGAACCACATTGCCAAGAAGACAGAGAAAGCCATCCGTCTGCTTCTCTTCAAGGGTGACCGGGCTTCAGCTACTGCCAAGATAAAGGCTCTGGATGGAGTGGTCAAACTGGCTACCACTGCCACTGACGTCACCAACCTCTCCAAGACCACCTACACCGACTGGGCGAAACGCTTTGAAGCTGCTCTCCTGGCTTTCTCTGATGAGATGTTGGAAGAGCAGGAGAACTTCAAGTTCTACGTGGCTCACAAGGATCTGATCCGCATCCGGGCCGAACTCGCCAAGCGAGAGACCGGAGCCGGAGATCGCCTGCTGCTGGAAGGCGGCAACGTTTCCTTTGCGGGTATCCCTGTAAAACCCCGTCTCATGGATGCCGATTACATCATCGGCGGTCTGCCCAAGTTCATCATCGTCGGCTATCGAACTGATGCCGAACTCAAAGTCGAACACCACGGAAGCGATTGGAAGTACCACTGGTACATCCGTATCCGGCCCGGCATCACCTATATCTCGGGCTTCGTGAAAGTGTTCAAACTCACCACCTAAGCAATAACCAGATAAAGGAGTATCTATGGACTTCATCTTCGCCAATCAGGAGTTTATCCTCGGCCTAGTCTCAGCCCTGGTAGTCTGGATCATATCCAGAACTACCGGCACGCTGATCGACAAGGCCAAGGTCAACTCGGCTCTGGCTATCATCCTGGACATCATCCAGGATATCAAGATCAACCCTGCCACCAAGGACCTTGACGACTATGCCAAGAAGCAACTGGCGGTGGAGCGGGCAACCAAAGCTCTACCGGCTAAGCAGACTAGCCTGGTCATGAAGATCTTCGGCACCATCGGAGGAGCCATCGAATACGTGTTCCACAACCGCAAATGGCTCTTTAGCATCGGCAAGGCGATCAAAGGGGTGTTCTGATGCCCCAGCCTATTTCGCAGCCCACCTATCCCTCC